CTAGAGTGTGCACTTCGCACACTCGCTAACGTAAGTTAGTGTTACTACATAGGAGACATTTGAAATGCCTAAATGGGAATATAACTTCGGTTCAGGAGCCAATACCCCGAACTATTTGACAAAAATAGCTACGGGTCAGCAACTGCCCGAGAATAGTTATAATCGCACGGGGTGGACTTCAACAAAGTACACCAACGTCAAACCGTTTTTCGGTGCGACACCATGGGATTTTCCCCAAATAAGCGATAGTTCTGCCTACAACAAAGCTGTTCGACGCTACTATGCGGCCGCCGACCGGTTCGACTTCTCTGCTGCTGTCACCATTGGTGAAGCACCTAAGACATTCGAACTTATCGCCGATACCGCTGTACGTCTGTTCAGCTTGTACAAAGGAATCCGCAAGGGTTCCTTTGATGACATTCAGTCCGCCCTAGGGTTCGGTATAAACCGTTCCTATAAAGGTAGGCTGAATGCCATTGGAAAGCAAAACGTTAGTGTCTCCGCCGTCAAGAACCAAGCTGCCAACGCTGCTGACCTCTTCTTAGAGATCAAGTATGGTTGGACGCCACTACTCAACGACGTGGAAAATGCAATTGCCGTGCTTGATAGCAAATGGCAAGAGGATCCCCGCGACGTTGTTATAGTGGGATCTGGATCTGGCTCATATTCTGCGTCCTATTTAAATTGGGACGTGGATGTTAGCCAGCGTGCGAAAATTACCTCGCATTTCCGGATCCTAAATCAGACTACGAGGAACATCGATTCGCTAGGTCTTACTGACCTAGCCGGTGTTGCGTGGGAGTTAATCCCATTCTCGTTCGTAGCTGATTGGTTCGTGCCGATTGGCGATTGGATCGGAGCTCAGTCGTCCCTTACGGGACTTCAGTTCGTACACGGAAGTCAATCCGCGTTCGGTAAGAATACCGCGCGTCTTGGATCTGATACATGGGGAAATCGTACCGAGATGAAACTCGATATGTCACCTTATGTATGGTTCCAGTATTCGCGGGATCCTATTTCCGGTCCACCGTCAACAGTACCAATATTGAAATCAAAGGACTTTCGTAGTCTCTTCAACTTCGACAAGGTACTGACATCCCTGGCGTTGCTTAATTCGGTCTTTCGGGGTTCTAAATCCCGTTGGTCCCGTTAAGCAATTCCTTGAGCAATTCTGCTCGCTCGTGCAATTTTGCACATCCCCTTTAACAGGAGAAAAGTATGAGTTCTATAACTCAATTGGATCTCTGGAACTCCCTCGGGAGCTCCAAGACCTTAACCCCCGTCTATGTCGATTCCGACCGCGTACAGTATGCCGACCTTACGGAAGGTAACTTACCGAGTCGTGTGACCGCAGAGATGAGTATTCGCCGCGCTGTAAAGCAAGGCGAAAACACTAAGTTGACGATCAAGGCCTTCCAACCTGTTGGCTCGCTCGCAACTGATCCTGTAACTGGCCAGGTGTCTCAACCGTTTATTACGACTACAGTACAAATGATCGTACCGTATAGTAGTACTGCGGCTGAGCGCAACATGGCTAGTGCTAACCTAGCAGGGCTGCACTTCCAAGCTGACGGCATAACGGTTGAACCCGATGTGCAGTCGCTTATTCGTGACTTGGCCCTGCCTTACTAAGTTGGTCCCCCGCAGGCTGCCTAAAAGGCGGCGTGTGGTGGATCTTCTGTGTAAGGTTCTTAGGTTAATTGTGGGTTTTGACTGGCGTAAATAACCGGTTGATTCCCACATAATTACAGGAGAACTACAAATGAAACAAGATAATCTTGCATTTCTTGCTGATGGTTTTAATTCCATCCAGAGCTCTTTCAGTTATGAAGAAGCTCTATCAGCAGCTCTACCTCTGTTCGAAGCAACGAATACAGGCGTGTCGCTGGGACTATACTTACGGCTCAAGTACTCACCTCGTGAGTATTTGGACTTTAATATAAATCCTAACGATTACATCTGTGCGCTATCCTTTAAAAGGGATTACGCTTGTTCGAAACTTTTCGCTAAGGCTGAGTTTTTGCCAACTGGGATAAACACCCGGACGGCAGCTGAGAAGTCATTCGTAGACGCTGAGCGAAAGTGCTTGGAGACGAATACCCGCATCTGGGATCCGACGACTGTTCGCAGTCACGCAGTAAGTAGTGTAACTCACATTGCTATGCGTAAAGTAAGTCGTATCTTAGGGCTGGTACCGTCCCTTGAGCATTTACCAATCAGGTTTGGGCCCGGGAACAATGTCGGCTTATCAAAAAATACAAGTATCTATGATAAGATCAGCACTGTTCCATCGGTGACGGGTAGCCTACTCGCATCCCTGCCTAACCCATTGCGTGATTACCCGGCTTGGGTTTCACTGCATACGGTTAAGCAGGTACCTACGCCTCATTTTAGCCCTCTCGGGCAGATAATGAGCGTAGTTGCTGGTAGTAAGCTCGGATTCGTTCCAAAGAATGCTAAAACCGACCGCGCGATATGTACTGAACCTATGGTTAACTCTGTTTTTCAGAACGCCATAGGCCAGCATATTGTGCGTAGACTCCGACGTGCCGGCTGCGATTTGCGTGATCAAACGCGTAATCAAAAGCTAGCACGCAAGGGTTCCTTAACAGGGGCCCTTGCGACAATAGACCTGTCAGCAGCAAGCGATACTATATCGCAAGCCGTTGTCTTGGACCTATTGCCATTGGAGTGGTTTGAGCTCCTCGATACTATGCGCAGCCACCATTATACCTACCAGGGGGTAACCTATGAGTTTCATAAGTTCTCCTCGATGGGTAACGGCTTCACGTTTGGGTTGGAAAGTTTAATCTTCCTGACCCTTGCGCGTGCCGTATGCGAGCACCTGAACCTGCCTAAGTCGGCAAGCGAAGATGTTAGCGTTTATGGTGATGACATTATCGTGCCCGTTGAAGCTGTTGACCTCCTTACGGAGGTTTTCGACTACTACGGTTTCACGGTAAATCGAGACAAATCCTTCTCGTCCGGCCCCTTTCGGGAGTCGTGCGGTAAGGATTACTTTTTGGGTGTGTATGTCAGACCAATGTTTATTAAAAAGGCGTTTTCGAATGCCTCCATAATATCACATTCCAATCTGCTATTCGAGGACGATTATTATTACGATCGCCCTTTCAAGCAGCTTAGGTCATCACTCCTCAAAACCCTACCCAGCGTCTTTCGCAAGAAGCTGGTGGGGCCTAAAGGGGCTGGTGACGGTCACATTCACGTTCCGTACAGGAACCGGTTTATTAAAGCCGGTCACCATGCGAAACGTAAACGTGGTTGGGAAGGCGCTCCGTATTATACGGTATCCGTCTCTCCTATCAACCGACGCGTGATGGGTTTAGGCGTTTATGCTGCTGCGCTATACCAAATGGACATTGCCCAGAATTCTGGGCCGTGGTCAGAGGTATTACGTCAACTTATCGACAATGGCTCGCAAGAGCCCTCATCGGTAAAAGGTTGCATGAACGCTGTCACCCGCAAACGCGTGACATACACGTTAAAGCGAATGTACCACCCATGGTACA